CAAACCTAGTAATATTTCCATTACTATCCACTTTAAAAATGGTATTTCCTACCGAAACGTATAAATGATTCGCACTAAATGCAATGCACGATGCAGAAGTTAATCCAGTTAATCCTGATGCATAAGTTGAAAATGACATATATAAGTATATAATTAACGCCTTTTGAATTTCTTACGAGTTCGACCTTTACCCATTGATGGATTTCGTTTTAATTCACTCGGTCCGTCCATAATCGAATTACACGATACATCAAATATTTCAATTTCAATATTTAATAAAAACATTAAATACATAATTGTAAATAAACTAATAATCTGGCGTTCGCTTGCATTCTTTCGACATTGTTCTATCAATTCAAGTATTCGGTCCGTATCTAAATGCGGACAATTCATTCGGACTGCGTCGGTCTCGAATTGTACGACACGTCTTAAAATTTCCCATAAACTATTTTGCGTATAATTGCCGTGTATTTGTGCACCTGGCAATCCGTATGTATTAATCACATACACATTTCGATAACGGTTTTCCGATGTTTCATCGTCATAAAACGTATATATCTTATTCCATCTCCTATGTAGGTCTATATTATAACTCCCCCAATAATGCATCGGACCTGTAATCTCGGCACACACTAATTCGTTGTCGGATTCAGTATCAATATTACGTTGTATCTCGGTTCGACGCGAAGTTCGACGAGGAGTAAATGGTAATTCATAATCAGAACACAGTTCGTCTTTAATGGTTGCCATTTTGGCCATAGTTATTGGTCGCATTAAACGGCGCACGCCAAATGTTTGCGTTGTCGGTTTCTCCGACGTATACTCATGTAATAAATTATATTGTGCGGTTATATTTACAGCCGAGGAATAATTACACGTTCCATATACGCCTTCCATCGTATATTTAATTGCACTTATGTAATCCGTTAATACAGTTATATATTGGGACATTGCCTCCGTGCTTGCGCTTGCATCCGCCGTCAATCCGCCTGTTGCAGTTTCCATTTTAATCGCCTCATCCTTCAAACTTGTACCTGTAAATGCACCGTGTGCGTGAATATATAATATCATTTTTACAGGATACCCTCTCATTCGCACTACAAATGTTTCTAAATTATCATGTGTCATATCGGCGAATTCAGATAACCATTTATGTATAGACTTAAACCCAGTAGGCGCACGAACCGCGCTGAATGGAACATTCGCGGTTAAATGGTCGCGTAAATCAGATGTATCTTGAATAGGCGGGTTCACGTGCATCATCGACATCAAATGCTGAATCTCTTCCTCTGATTTGGAATTAATATAATTCCACGTAAAATTATTGAAATTCCATCCATAATTCCAATTACGATAATACCGATATATTTCAATAAAATGCGGCGCGATTATTTCAACGGCATCCATAATATTATATGCGATTTATACCTATTTATATTTATCTAAACTAATTTAGATAGGAGTTTAAAGAAATAATAATGGACGATTTATCTTGGATAGAGGATTCAGAACGGCTATTGTCAATTGAATATGACTGTAGACTCGAGCCCATGACTACGATTCGCGTTTTATATATATTTATAAATATGGATTCCGAAATTGCATACATTGTTAAAGAATCCGAATCTTTAGAAAATGGCGGCATTTCGTTCAACCGCGTTGAACGCATGGTTCAAGATAAAAAACATTATTTATCTAAACGCTATATCGTATCTGATATTATGGTTTATAATATACAAACTGGTCCATATATTCAAAGTGCGATTAATCCAATGTCGTGTGGACCCATTCGCGAAATTGCATTGCCTCCATCTGTATTCATTTTCCATCAATTAAATCAAATCTTTATATTTATGCAAGAAACGAAACCGAAACATACCCGTCGTGTCCAATTCGCGTGTGCAACCAAGAGCCGTAAACATATTGATAAATGATATATAAAGATTTTACGTAATTATTGCAAATGGATGACCAAATCACGCATCTTTATTTCAATCTAACCCGTGGTTCCAACTGCGCTTGGCAATTAGAACAATTATTGCGATTCTTTAAAATAAGTAAAGATTGCGTTCCTTGCTATCATTTCACGCTACTATATAAACTCATCTTTCAAACACGTGATATTAAATTCGGCAAGGGTGAACGACACATCACATATATGATGATTTACACTTGGTATAAGTTTTATCCCGTATTGGCGATTCATGCTCTACATATGATTATGCGGTCGGATGATATATGGATTCAATATGGCGCATGGAACGATTTCAAATATTTTTGTCAATATATTAAAGATATCGATGATGGGCACCCTTTAATTGATTGCGCAATTGCGATTGTAAACGCGCGCTTGTCTGACCCCTATGTCGCCAAATGGATTCCACGCGAACATCGCAAATTCGACTGGCTTTTCGAAAGATTGGTTGTTCATCGATTCGGGGGTGCCGCGAATTGGCAACGGTGTGCATACCGCAAATTGATAGCCAAACCTCATTCTTTGAATAAACCCCGCTTTTATAAATCGAAACATCTCTCTATTCAATATTTAGTAAAGACTGCATTTGAATTCGACGCCACTAAAACCGACTGGCTGAATTCTCAATGGAATCAACTTGTTCAAAAAACCGCAAAAGTGGATTATATTCCCTTTATCGATATGTCTTTGCCATTACCTGAAAAATATACCGCCATTGGTTTAGGTTGTCTAATCGCGGCGAAATCGCTTAAACGTGCTATGCTCGTCGACCAGACTCCAACATGGGTGAATTTAGACGCCGATTTTGTGACTATGATTCAACGTATTCATAGCGTCCAACCTTTAATGCAAGGCGGCACTGTCTTTAATTATAAAGCAGCGTTCGATTTAATGCGGAAGTCGAACTCGCTACGTCTTACTTATATCCTATTAACCGATACCGATGTCGACGAAAAATGCGTGTTGTGGAATATGTCAAATAAATGGTCTGAACCCGACACCAAAAATATACTGGTTTCAGGGACGAATCCACGCGTTTTATCACATACGTTTATGCCTTCATCTTTCGATTTTGTATGCAAAATTCTTAATCATCCACGTTATAACGCAATTGACCATTTACTTCAACAAATTATATTATAATATTATATGCGTAATAAATCTCGTAATAAATCTCGTAAATCTCTCAAAAAAGGCGGGTCTCGCAATGTGGCTTTCTTGAAAGCATCCAATATAGTGGATTCATTATTACCGATTACAGGCGGAGGAGATCCCACAACAGATGCCCAAAAAAAGGCAAGCGATCTGGCCTATATGGTTATACCTGGCGTTATACCGAGTATGAAATTTGCAACTAATCCAAAAACGAAATTACGAAATCTTCTCATTGTCGCATTGACTGAATACTTTGTAAATCACGGCTTGGATTTCGATGAACTTGCTAAAAAACTCGGCACAAATGCTGCAAAAGCATCAAATGACGCGATTGATAATATTTTTGGACATATTACAAGTCTATCCGCATCCGCGTTAAATAAACTACATACTCATCTTGACGCTCCGCCTGTCACTCCGACCTGATTTCATCGTCACGCATCGTTTGTAATTTAAATAATTCTAAAGATTGATTCGATATATTTTTGAATTCTTTAATTAACAACAACTCATTTCTCACATCTTGTATCGACGGGCGTTTGGACGGCATTGCAAATATCACCTTTTTCAACATCGTTTTATATGCATGCGCCGAATTTGATATAAACGCTAAAATGGTAATACTCAATGCATAATTATCCCAATATGATTGATTCGCAATTAATGTATCCATCAATGCGCGCCACGTTCCTTCGCGTTTTAAATCCACCTTTAAATCCACTATAAAATTATCAGGAAGTTCACAATATTCAAATATACTATTTTTCGCAAACTCATCGCAAACATTATCGACTTCATCCTTGTTAATTGGCTGCGTCAAGTCTTTCGTCAAAATATATGATATTAAAACCACGTCAATACAATATTGCCCCCTTATTAAATCTTTATAATTATGATAAACCGCGTGTATTACATCATGCGTTAAATATGACGAGCCGAAATCGATTATAATCGGACATTTTAACTGTTCGTCATATATAATATTATTATACTTCAAATCGAAATGCACTATATTTGTTTTCCATAAAATATCGAGACTATGCAATAAATCCAAATGCGCCTCTAATATGCACGTCGGATGATTCACGAAAAAATCGTAAATATGCATCTTCCCTACATATTTGATTTTATTCGAAACGAATTTGGATGAAGGATTACGTGCCAAGTCTTCGTTTATTGAATTGCAATTTACGAGTTCATCTTCGATTTTTGATAATTCGACTGGACAATGACTGATAATCGGCGCAAAATATAATTCATAGTTTGGGATTTTCATTAATTGCTCCCCAATACGGATTTCTGACATTGACTGATTTACAATTTGCACCTTACTTATATATTTATTTGAAATCGGCTCGTTATCACACTGTATATGTGGTTTATATATACATCCATTTGCACCTTGGTTTATTAGTTTCGGCATAATATATCAGTCTAAAATATTTGACACGACTGAATATAATAACGGTTTTTATAGGTTTTCTTGAACTTATTCGCGATTTCGGTCGCATGCTTCTTATTCATCGTTTGTATCTCTTGACAAATAAGCGGCTTGTTATTCTCACAAAACTCGGCGTATGACGTCGCTGGTGATATATCAATTTGTGGGTCTAATAAATGGTTCTTAATTTGCAACTTGATATGTTCATCCATTGCTTCCAATATGTTATGCGAAATGCCTTCGTATTCTTTCTTTACCTTGGGCTCTTTTTGTGTTTTATTTCGATAATAATATCTGGCACTCTTAAACATCTTGTCTACGATGTCGCCTTTATAACCACTCGATTCTAATCGTTCGGTTTCCGATTGAATTAACTCGGCGTTTAATTCAATCCATATTTTCCACGCATCTTTGAAATCTTCGCGTTTACTATGTTGATATGTCTTGGCAAACACAGTAAGCAGGTCGGTGATTTCCGTCGTTGCTTTATAACGATAGGTTGGTAATTTATTTTCTTTCATTTCTTGCATTTCTTTCGTTTCTTTCATTTCTGTCATTGTTTCTTTCATTTCTGTCATTGTTTCTTTCGTTTCTGTCATTGTTTCTTTCATTTCTTTCATTGTTTCTTTCATTTCAATTTTTTGAATACTTTATAATTAATATCACAACAACAGATAAAGACTACTTGTTATATTATATAAAATGTCAGCACTCGTTTCAGCACTTGACTCTTGTAAACTCGGCGAAAATGGCCACCTTGAATACGCATGGTCTTCCGACTTGCAAGAACGAATTCTCCAATTCAGTTTTCAACTCGTCCGCACAAAAGACACCTCCACTCTCGCCACCAAACTCCTTTCCATTTTGCAATCCAAACCGTCCGCCGAATTATTATGTATTCTATACAAAATGATTGGACAAACACGCGACATCGTTGCTGGAAAAGGCGAATATTCTTTGACTTATATGATGATTTATACTTGGTTTCGCATTCATCCGAAACTCGCACTGTTTGCACTCGATACCTGCGTCCAAGCCCCCGATGGCGTCCACCCGTATGGCTCTTGGAAAGATATCAAATATTTCTGCCAATATTGCAAAGAACAAGGCCTCGCTATCTCCCATCCCCTTATTCAACACTGCATTCTCATCGTGAATCGACAACTGACCGCCGACTTGACAAGCGATAAACCTTCACTCCTCGCCAAATGGACTCCTCGCGAAAATACCACTTCAGGGTGGCTATTTAATGCCCTTGCGTGCGACTATTTCAAGTCGTATTTTGTGCGTAAAACCACCGTATTGTCACTTAATAAAGCCAAAATGGAATATCGGAAACTGATTTCGGGTCTTAATAAAAAATTGGATACTGTGCAAATTAAACAATGTGCCAATACGTGGAGCGAAATCGACCATAATAAAACGACTTCGGTTACTATGAGTCGCCAGAAAAAAGCGTTCTTAAATTTAAAGAAAAACGGCGAACGTCGTAGTTATCTGGATGACCGTATTGTTTGCGCTTCGAATTTTGAAGAATATGTCAATGCGTCGGTCAAGTCAGGCAAGGAAATTAAAGGCGGCAATATTGGTATGGAAGAATTCACCAAAAAGGCGTTGAGCGCGTCGAATTCGGTCGAGAAAGAGGTGGTCAATTCACAATGGCGTAGTAATTCCGCAAAAACTGGCAAACTCGGTAATATGATTGCTATGGTTGATTCGTCGGGTTCGATGACGGGTGATCCGATGCATTGCGCATTTGCACTTGGTATTCGAGTTGCTGAAAAATCAGTGGTTGGTAAACGGGTGTTAACCTTCGATACCACTCCTGTATGGTTTAATCTGGAACCTTATCCTGAATTCTGTGATATGGCGATTGCATTACAGACTTCACCGTGGGGAGGCAGCACCAATTTCGGATTGGCACTTCAACTCATTTTGGATGTGATTCGTGAAAAACGATTGACGGTCGCCGATGTGAGTGATATGGTTTTGGCGGTGTTCTCTGATATGCAAATGGATCAAGCGGGGTCGCAACCCTTGATGGGTGGCATTGAAGCCAAATATCACGCACTTGGAATGGAAATGTACGGCGTGCCTTTCACACCACCACATATTCTGTTCTGGAATCTTCGGTCAACGACTGGATTTCCTTCTCTTTCTACCCAGAAAAATGCGTCGATGATGTCGGGATTCAGCCCCGCATTATTGAATCTGTTTTGTGAAAAAGGAATTGAGGCTTTGCAATCGAGCACGCCTTGGTCAATGTTAGTCGAATCTTTGAATAATCCTCGATATTTACAACTTGAAGAATTTATTATGTTTTTGTAAGAATGAATCTCATTTTTAGCATAAATGAAAAAAAAGAACATTTCTTTTTCTTTTTTTTGTTTCTTTTTCTTTTTTTTGTTTCTTTTTCAAATACTTTGCATAAGGCGATTAGTTTTCAAAATACGCAGGAACAACATTGCATTCTTGTAAAGCAACTAGTATCTTATACCGATGCGCCCACGCGCGTTTCCTTTTTTCGTTTTATTTCTCCGTTTTTTATCTTCCTCCCGTTTTTTATCTTCCTCCGTTAGGGGTATTCGTACATCATCTAAATTCCGTATCAGATCGGCGGAGTTTCTCGTTTTGTGACCATATGGACTATCGTCATCCAGTAGTAGGCGCAGTTGGTATATATCAAGGGCACCCAATGAACCCCTCTCATATTTCTGAAGTCGATGAGGTAATTCTTTGAATTTTATTATTTCGCGATTGTCATCAAGTAGATATGTCTCACCTGTTGTACGCGCGATATCACCTCTGCTACCACGGACGTCATCGCCGCTAGATAAACCCCGATAATATGGTTGATGTTCAAATGCTAAATTATACCATTCGTCAAGTATTTGTCGGATTTTGTAATCGATGTCGTATAGGCTATATTCAATACTGAGATATAAATCCTCGCGACCGTTGTCGTCGTGCGTTTTGTAGGCGCCCTTATAATCATACAATTGACCATAGATTGCGTCATGCCGTTCAATTAGTTCGTAAATTTGCGGCTTAAGGCTGGCCATCAGGTCTAACTTGTCTTGAATGCGTGCTGCGTCGGCTTGATGGCGTGCGGCTTGAATGCGGGCTAAGTAGGCATCAATGTTTTCGGATTGCACGCCAACGGGATGAGCACTACGAGAACGATGATTGGTAGCAATATACGCACCAGAGGGAAGACTGGCGCTTGCCTTACGAGTGCTTGTCTTACGAGTGCTTGCCTTACTCGTATTTGTATTACTGTGTAAAGCATTATTCGAATCGGAATTACGCTGACTTCGACGCAACGAGGTTAACCCTGACATATAATATAAATAGATATTAATGCTAAATAATGATATATAAACGCGTTTATCACATTTGGTAAATAGTTATTGAAAAAAAAGAACATTTCTGTTCATTTTTTCTTTTTCTTTTTCTTGTTTATTTTTTTGTTTCTTTTTCTTGTTTATTTTTTTGTTTCTTTTTCTTGTTTCTTTTTTTGTTTATTTTTCTTTTTCAAATACTTTGCGATTAGTTTTCGAAATACGCAGGCACAACATTGCGTTCTTCGAAATAAGTCGTAAGATGGTCATTGAAATGCGTATCGAACTCTTCCTCTTCCTCTTCCTCCTCCGACGAATAATCGTCTGTCCAACACGGTCGCTGGGTTGGCACTGGAATATTCGGCAGAATTCGGATTAAAACCTCTTCCTCTTCATACGACACAATTTCTTTAACTTCTTCGGGCTCTTCTTTGGTTTCCTCGTCCACGTTAAGTTTTTTATTCCATACAGTTGCGACGTGTTTGGCAATGACTGTCTTCGTTAATTCAGGGAATTCAATCTTCTTGACGGGCGGCGTCGCAATAAGTTTTCCGTATATATCGTACTGGTTATATTTGACGGGTTTAACCAGTTTAACTGGCTCTTCTTCATCCAGACAATCAAATATATTGACGCTGGGCTTGCTCTCCTTCTCGCGAACGAAACATTTTGGTTGTCTTTCTTTTTCACGCGCATCTCTTTCACGCTGCATATTTTTCTGGAATCTTTCTTTTTCAATAAGAACAGGGCACATAATTGCACTGTTCTTATCGGGAGTTTTTCTCATAAAATGCCCCTCTGCCTTGCAATATGCACACGTGGCAATTCGCGAACCTTTGGAACTTGAATTTGATTTGATTGACATTAGTTTGAATTTATTATTAATTTATTTCAAAAAAAGGATTTCAATTTTTTGAAATAAAAAGCGCTTAAATAACGGGATAACTCGCCTGCAATAACATCCCACATTGCCCCTCACCTTTGTTATAATCACCTCGCCCTAATTTAATATATCCTCCTTCTCCCCACGTTGCCCCCCACGAATTCTTTACTAAATAATAATCTGTATCATATCCCACTGCTAATACTCCATGGTCCAAATTCGTCCCACATTTGCCCGTATAAACCCCCGATTTATATAACTGAAATTCGGGCTGGTCTGCCTCTATCGCAATCGAAACTGGCTGCCTCGCCAGTGCCGCCATCATCGCATTATCTGTCGGTTGCACGTCTACCCAACTCGTCAACACGGTCGCAGCTGCACACGATTTACACGAATCGCCTGTTCCCGTATACGGATATGCCGATTCCTCACATATTCCATTCTTACTAATCCATTCGAATGCATTGTCCATCAAACCTCCATTGCACCCGTGGTCTTTACCACCATGTTTCAAATTATCGCAATCCACCAGTTGTTGCTCTGAAAACGACAACAGCGTTCCGTATTTATTGAAATATGCACCCTCTGTCGCTCCCGTAGCTGAAAAACTCCAACACGAACCACATTGCTGCTGGTTTTTGACGTCAGTAACTGCGCCTGCTTCCACCCAATTCACATAACTCGGCACTTGTACAGCACTGTATACTTTAGTCCTTTGTCTGGGTTCATACTTCAAATTCAACAATTCTTTGAAATCTCGGCTATCCATCGCCGAAAACTGATTGTGTCCCACCATAAACGACCCATCGAATCTCTCTATAAACATATCATTCTTTGTCCACTTTTCAAAGTAATGCGGCAAATGACTCTCGTTATACTGCATCTTGTATTCTCGCATCCATTCCGAAAATCGTTCCATCGAAGCCGTCGCTGTCACGAGCAATAATAATATAAACATTATTGACTTATATGAGTCTACATTTATATTATTTTGTAAATATATGTTATGTCAAATAACAATCCAGTCGATAATAAACTCGAAAACGCGGAATTCGCCGAAAACACGGTAAACACTGCAAAAACCGCAGTAAATACGGCAAACTCGATGTTAACTAATACCAAAGACGCAGCATCAACCGCATACAACATTGGAAAAACCATAGCCGATAATAAATATGTTCAACAAGGAGTGAATGCTGCCAAAATAGTAGCGCCTGAACTTGCCGCTGCTGAACTCGCAGCAAATACCGCAATAACCAGCGCAACCAAATTAGCAGATACAACAACCGCGGCAAAAAACAAAATACAATCCAATTTAGATGCGGCAACCACCGCTGCAGACATTACATCGAATTTCACAAAAACGATACCCAATTTAGATAAGGCAGGCATCGCATCGAATCTGAACATTAATTCATCTACTGAAATTGTAAAAACGGTGAGTTCCGACACGGGTGTTATCGATACTGTCAAATTACTTATGGATGCAGCAACGCCGCTACTTGCAATGAGTGGCGTTGGTATACCACTTGCAGCTGGATTAACAATATTAAGCAAATTAGCCGAAGCGTTTGCAGCCGACCGACGATTAAGCGATATAATGACCGATTGTATTAATATCATTTCGAATTGTTATTTTTTACACAAATTAATTACATTTACAATTAACAGTTTTAAAGTCGTGGTTGACGCAAAACTCGAACCCGCATTTCAAACTAAATTCCACATTGTTAATCTCGATAAAAAAATAGAAGAACGCATCACTTTAAAATTAAATCGATTTAATACGTTATTGGCTACAATCACGCCTTATAATGAACAACAAAAACTGGACGCCGCAAACAAAACATCACGCGCACGACGCGTTCTTAATGCATTAAATAAAAGTATGTCACGAATGTCCACCTTTATTAATGCCAAAAAATATACGGAAGAAATTACACGGCAATTAACTATCATCAATTCATTATTTATTGTTTATAATAGTCAATTCGATTGGATGATTGCATACTATGAACGAATGTTCAATGATAACGCCGAACATTTAGTATTACAGCAAATATGGACGTTTATTGAATCTCGCGCCGAATATAATGATTATTTAAATCGACCAACTGGCAATGAAATTCAACCGAAACTCGCCGCTGACATTCAAGCTGCAATGTCCAAAGATAATACAATAATGACCCAAATTGACGCAGTGGTTGATAATGCGACAATACAAGCCGCATCCGACGTCGAAACTGATGCCAAACCAATAGTCGGTGGCAGGCGAACACATAAAAAATATACGCGTCGGAGATTACCTCGCACTAAACTTTCGTATTGATTTCTTTGATTTCTTTGATTTCTTTGATTTCTTTGATTTCTTTGATTTCTTTGA